TAGTAGTAGTTAAAGTTCAAAATAAGCTTCGTACTCTTTAAGAAAACCAGATCTTTCAGGTACGAACTTATCTTGGTCGGATAGTCCTTGTTGTCGTGCTTCTCTTCTTTTTGTATCTCTCATTTTTGCAAAAGATTCTTGTTGTTCTTCGTATCTAGACATTGTTTCGTCTTGAACTGCTTCTTCTCTGTCTTGCGGAGAAGTTGAGTCTATATACGTGGAACTTTGTCCTGCTTGTGGAACACCTTCTTGCATCATTCTCATTAACTCTTCTTCTGATGTATCTTCTAACGGTGTTTCTCCTGCAGGTTCTGCGGATAACGCAACATCAACAGCAGCATCTGCAGCCAATGGAATCATTGTAGCACCACCTGCTAGTAATCCAATACCAAGCTTTGTAGCACCTTTTGCAGCACCTTTTATCATTCTTTCTGCAAATAGCTGGTTACTTTTTGCTCTTGCCCGTTTTTTAATTTCACGATAAGCGTCCATATTCCCAGCTTCGCGTAATGCAACTGCTTCTTCTATTTCTTGTGGGCTTATAGCTCCAGATTCTAGATCTTGAAACCTGTAGTTAGTTACGTGTTTAGGTTTTGGTTGTTCTTGGGGTTCGCCTAGTAGCTTTGCTTCATCGTTTTTTATTTTAGCGTTTTGTATTCGAGCGGATGCTTTTTCCATTCTTTCTGCTGATGTTTCCATTCTTTTAGCAAGATTTTCAGAATCTTCTGCAGGACCAAGCAAAGAAGCTGTTGCATCTGAAGCTGTACTCTGTACGTTAGATACTGACGGATCTATATTCAATATATCAGGAACACTTAAAGAAGCTTTTTCAAGACCGTAAACTTTAAGTAAATTTTTAGGACTGTCATATCCAACCTCTTTAGCGTAAAAATTAAAGAATGTATCCATAGCACTTGCAACGTTGCCTATACGTCCTTTACGCCCAGGTTTATAATAGTTCAAACCTGTATCTTTTACAGAATGTCCTAAAACTTGATTCGCAACTCTTAAACCTTCTTCTTCATCAATTATATCAAATATGTTTTTTCTTAAAGCCCCTAAAGTAAAAGGTATTACTTTATCACCTCTAGAATCTATTATTTCTGCCCCTGATTCTTTTAAAGAACTTCTAATAACATCTTGTATGGTTTTTTTCATTGTTGCTGGTGATTTTGAAAATAACTTTTCTTTATTACTTCCTGTTGCAACAACATCTTGTCTTAAATCATCTAATATAGCGTAGATATTACTTCCAAGATTATAATCAATCGGTCTGCCTTTATTATTAATAGAGGCTAATGTTTTTGTTGAGGATCTTAGATACGCTACTTCTTTTCCTATTTCTCCAGGTTTAACTCTTATACCCGATATATCTGTATCTCGTAAACCACTTAAAAGTTTTGTAAGAGCAAAAACCCTTGTTTCTTTATCGGGTATGCTCATAATTCCTTTATGAATAGCTTTACTGAAAACATCAAATTCAGGAAGAATTAAAGGTTTAGATGCTCTTTGAACAGTAAAATCAAATAATCTAGTTTTAGTCTTTGTACGTGCTTTCTTTTCAAAAGACTGAACAGCGTTGGCTACTCCTTCTGGAAGATGAGTTTCAATCAATGCTTTTATATCTGATCCAAGTCTTGCTTTGACGTTAGGTGTGTATTCTTTTTTATTTTCTAACACATTGTCAATTATTCGATCCATAGCCTGATGATTATTTATAGTCGAAAGATCGGCTGTTGTATCAAAACCCATCTTTTCTAATCTATTAACAGTTCTTTCGTAAGAATCTATTGTGGCGTCCGATACTGTTTCTCTTTTAGCATCGATAGCGTCACGAATACTAACTCCAAAATAATTTGGACCTATATCGTTAACTGCTCCAGAAATACCTACTTGCCTAGCACTAGGGGGTATTACTTCTCCTTCTAGTGATGGTACTCCTACTGGTAATTTTTCTTCATCTGCCATATCTAGTAACCAAATACGCTATCTGCTGGTTGAAATGTATCTCTTTTGATCTGGTTGAACAGGTTGTGTTGTGGTAAACCTGTTGGTCTTGTCATACACATGTATCTAAGTGCATCGTAAGCATGATCTTCTGCTTTTGTGTCCACATCTTCACTGTTTGTCTTCGACAACGGAAGTGTGGGTAGTGTTCGTACTAAATTCGTACAGGTTGCAAACATCTTGAGTTTAGGCTCATCTGTACGTTCGTTTATAGCTAGTCTTCGGTGTAATTCTATCTTACCTGCTATTCTGTGCTTATCGGCTGGTATAAAACGCACTCCGTTTCTAATAAGGGACTCTGCTATGCTGGGTCCTGTACCATGTTTAGACCAACACGCTCCATCTAGGACTGATAACTGTATTGTAGGATCATCAACCTCTAGTGCAGTAATTACTTGTGCTAATCTTTCTCCTGTGTAGCCTGATGCGTAGAGTTCCCGATATATCCATATCGTTCCGTCCCAATCTACAGCACCCCAAAGTACGCAACTAGGAGCAGCGTAGCCATAGTCAGCTGCTCGTATTCTAGGCCAGTTATATGGAACTTCAAACGGTTCAACAACGTGCTTGGATCTTTCAAATTCTGAAAAAGCTGCTCCATCTGCAACATCCCAATCACCTTCTAGTAACCTCCTACGTTCTACTTCTGGTAGTGAAAGAAGCATTGCTTCATATTCACCACTTTCCATCAAATATGGATTATCCGTCAGTCTTGCAGGTATAAACCTACGTTGATATAGTGGTTTGTTAGCATGTAACGGATGATTAGGGCCATATTTTAGTATCTTTTTAGTGTCTATGTCTGTAGCCCAGTATGGTTCGTTAGGAACTGCAGGGTCTATAAACATTTTCTTGATCCACCAACCCCCTATACCTCCAGGATTTGCAGATGCTCGCATATATGTTTCTATGTTCGGGTCTGTTGTCCTAAGTCGTGACCGTAAGTAGTTCCAAACATAAGGAGTAGGATACTGTCCAAGCTCATCTACACCTATCCATGTAAAACTTTGTCCTTGGTAGCGTGTAACGTCACTATCTTTATCTACATAACTGAATAACGCTGTTGCACCGCTTGGAAAAGACCAAGTATTCTTGGATTCTCGAAAGATTGCACCTGGAAACGCCTTTGGATACAACTTTCTTGACTGATCTATTAGTTCTGTCAACTCTGACAGTGTTCTACGTAACAATAAGGCTCTGTGGTTGCCGTTTCCAGCGTAACGTAGTAGATCTACCAACATAGCGAAGGATTTTCCTCCACCTGCAGCTCCTCCATATAGTACTTCTTTCTCTGGAGCTGCTAGGAAGTCAACTTGTGGACCCTCATTAGGTGTGAAGATGACTTCTGTGTTGTCTTTTATCGAGTCTCGTATGTCTTTAGGAAGTGTTTTTACAAAATCTTCAGTAGTTGTACCACCGCTTCCTGCTAGTTTTAATCCCTGTTTAGAGTTTTTTTGTTTTTCTTTTGCCTTGGCAAGTCTTTTTAGATCTCTTTGTTGTTTACTGGTACTAGCTTTTAGTGACTTACGTGCATTTACCTTTTCTTTTTCTAGTCGGGATACGTGATAACGGCCTTTTTCTCCAGCCTTTAGTTTAGGACGAGCCATTATTACTTTAGCGAACCCTTTGGTTTTCGCACAGAGTTAGAATACTTTTTAACGTTACTAGGTTTATTAGATTTTTTAGATTTACGTGCTACCTGTTCGTAAACTTCTTTTTTAGAGTTCCATTTAAATTTTTTAGGTGGGTTAGTTACTGCTTCAAATACATTTGTTACAGGATTAACAAAATGTTCTTTAGTTATATCTGTTACTTCCCCTGTACGTGGTTTGGTTGCATTTAAATTTTCAAAATATCTTCTTTTTGCTTCGTTTTCTTTTTCTTTTTTATACTTAGTAATTGGATTGTTCTTTAAAGCATCGTCATATAACCCAGAAAAAGTTCTAGCAAGTTCTGTTGTATATGGGGTATGCGGTTCTATTCTAGGAATATTAATCGCATCTTTAGACATTTGAATATCACCAAAGTCATATTTTTTATTTTTAACAGCCATTAAGCTTTCGCTCCTGTTTTCTTTTTAGGACTGTTACCCATAGCCTTTATATGCTTTGCAACTTTCTTGGCTTGACCTGCGTGCATCTTACTGGCTTTCTTTAACTCAGAAGGTATTTTCTTTATGCCCTTTACTACGCCACCTGCGTTTTTCTTCTTGGCAGTTTTAGCGGAACGTGCAAAGTTAGCAGCAGTAGGTGCGCCTTTAGACCCAACTTTTCTCATCTTCTCACCGCTTCCTGCAGCGATACGCTTTTTCTTTGCGTGGATGTTTGCGTAGAGTCCTCTTTTAGCCATTATACTTTGCCTTTCTAACACCGCCACCGTTGGCGTACTTTTTCATTATTGTACCGCCCTTGTTTTTATTGGAATTACTTTTTCTCTTTTTTGGAACAACAAAAGACCTGTGCATACTTCTTAACTTTTTAATATACTTTTGTCCTTCAGCATCAGGCATAGCATCTGGTATTCTTTTAAATTTAACACCAGCTTTTCTTAGATCTTCCTCTAAAGAGTTTACCTGTGATACATACATGTCTATTTCATTTTGTATCGAAAGTGCCTGTTCTCTTTCTTCAGCTTCTGTAATTGCCATATTTAATTATCCATAAACTTTGCTTTACGAACACCGCCACCATTGGCGTAGTTTTTTACTGTACCGCCACTTTTCTTTATATTTTTTATACTTCCAGGATTTCCAAAGTTGTAATTTTCTTTACCGCCCATCTGTTTTTTTGCTTGTGTTTTTCTTGTACTTCTGTACGCCTGTTCAAGTTTTTTTTCAGATGTTATGGGATTTCTTTGCATTCTTATAATATCTTCAGATTTTTTTGGAAGTGCGCTATCAGACACTCGTTTAACGTGACGCTTTTTTGCTAACGCACTTCGTAGTATTTTTGGAGAAACCAATCTTACGGCTCCTGCTACAAGTGCTGGTACATACGCTGCTAATCCTAATAGTGGTCCTGCCATTATTTCTTACCTGTTGACTTACTTACTCGTTGTCATCGTGATCTATAACGATCTCTTTGGGTTTATCCTTTGAAGGTAGCATAACAATACCATGCATTATGTTTCCTTCTACTTCTACCTGTTGTTTCTTACCAACACCAACTCTATCGAGTATTGTTTCTGCTGTCTTGAGTCTGTGGTCTAGTTGATTGATAGGTATTGTTCCATCTGCATCTAGACTTTCTACTATTCGCGTTGCAGCCTTAACAGAGTGAGTGGCTAACATGCTTTTGGTGCGGTCTATTATTTCTTCACGCAGACTCTTTGTAATCCATGATCTAGAGCTTTCTCTGTAACCAGCATATTCAACAGCATTCTTTACGTGACCACCGTTAGACATTAACTCGTTAAGAAACTTTTCTTGTTTTTCTGTTAACTTTCTTTTATCGGTGCTAGATTGTGTTGCTGGTAAACTCATAGGTAAATTCTGTATAAAAACTTTATGGTGTAAGGTTGCGTAGGTAACGAAGTTTTATTCTCTTAAACCAGTAGTATCGAAAACGACTTACGAACAGCGTAAATACTTTGGGAGAAGTATGTTACCTACGCAAACTGTATGTTCGATTAATTAGTAGCACAGTAGAAGTAATGTTCTAGTCCCAGATTTGTATGTACTTTAAGGTTTGTGTGAGTATGAACTCTTTTCTACACACTGCTACATACTATTATACACCGTATATCAATGTTGTCAAGAGAAATGTGTTATAATTATAAAAAAAATATTTTTTACTTGACAAACTCGTCACTAGCTGTATAATAGTGTATAACACTGTGGCGGGGGTATATAGTATATATAGTCCTACCAGCCTTCTACCTATATAGACTATGTGGCCCTCAAGAAAGTTAACAAGACTACATGCAAAAGTTAACATCCTTTAAAAAAATAAAATTACTGTCGGCTGTGTGTACACCTATACGGGGGGGTGTAGTGGCCCTTACGTGCGCGTTCCCTTAATTTCTCGCGCACTACCTCGCAGATGACATCACAAACGATATAACTATATAAGGGCGAACATTTACAGCAAACAATACTGTATACATAGATAGCCAAACATTATGCGCGCATGTGTAAAACTTAAACCGACAAATTTATTCTGCAATTGTTTAAAAACTATGTTGTTGAGGGCTGGTTGGCGCACAATACAGACTACCTAATAACTACAACTATATATTCATTACATGATGTTAACTGGTTATCACTACAAATAACCCCCACATAAAAAGAACCCTTAAACAGCGTTATAAATGCCATTTAAGGGTTAAGTTACAGGGAGGTTATAAAACTGTTATTTGACTATAAATATCGCCACTGTAAGCAATGCAATGACTGAGCATGTAACCCCAAGCACAACCATATCAAGCCTAGCAATCAACTCCTCTATTCTTTTGTCTTGAAGCTCTTGATTGCGCGCTTGTGTCACATCATTGTAATTACACATACGGCTAAGATTATCTAGATGTTTCATTGTCGCGTACTTTTCCCCATCTGGGTTATCAGTAGTGCTAGTAAATATATCGCTAGA